CCTTGTCCTGATGGAGACACTACTGGTATTTGTCCGTCTAAGTCTAAAGCAGAAGGAGATTGATCAATCGCTGGTGTGTTATTGATTGATGATTGATTGTGTAGTGTTGAATTTGGATTAGCACTTGCAATTGTTGCTGGTGTAGATCCCTGTAATCCTAAGTTTGACGATGGTAATAAGTCTAATAGTCCCATATTAATTGTTTTAATTTATTATAAATAGTTTATTTATGAAGATTTATAACTTCCGAGTACTTGTGCTCTACCGACTTTGTTAGAATCTAAGTATACATTTCCTCCTGCTTTTACTACTGCTATAAGTTCTGTTAATTTAGCTTCTACTACTGCCATAGATCCTTCCTCTGATTTTCCTTTAGCTTCTCCTGCACTATCTCCTCCCATTCCAAAAGCTTCTGCTAAAGATACTAATGCTGGTGATACTGCTGCAAGCATTACTGCTCCTCCGATTGCCGGTATTGCCAGAACTCCTGCTAGGGCTACTGCTCCTAATCCTGCTGCTATACTAAATAAAGCCATTCCAACTCCTAATAATCCTGGTGCTGCGGCTGCTATTTGCATTAAGGTTGTTGCTAGTATTGGAAGTACTCCGGCTGATGCGACTGCGCTTAGTAGTGTTAGTGGTATAATCATCGCACTCATTGCGACTGCTGCTAATAACATTCCTGGGAATGCAAGGAATCCTGCTGCTCCTAGTAGCCCCATCCCTATTCCTGTTGCTCCTAATCCTAGTCCTGCTGCTACTCCTTTGTCTGCCATAGTATCTAGTAACTGGTTGAATAGGCCAAAGCCTGCTTGTCCAGCTGTTAACACCATAAACCCTGCTCCTACTGCCATTAATCCAACTCCTAAAGCTGCTAATGCTAATGCTCCCATAGCAATTGGCGTTAGTAAGAATCCTAAACCTGCTGCTGCAAGAGCTAATAAAGGTACTGCTATTGAGAATGCTATAATCTTATCTGTATCTACATCTTTTAATAAACTGAATGCATATGCTGCTGGTATTAAAGCTAGAGCGACTATTCCTAAAGCTAAGGCTCCTTGTATAACGTTACCTCCTATCTTACCCATAATGGCTAAAGTAAGCCCTAACATAGCTATTGATCCTGTAAATGCTAACATCTTAGCGGGATCAACATCTTTAATAATCATCATAGCAATTGCTAATCCTCCTGCTATTGCAACTCCTGCAATTCCTAATGCTATTGCTCCTTTTATTATATCGCCCATTTGTTTACCCATACTGGCTAAACCATCTCCTAGTCCTTTTAAAAATCCTTTTATTCCTCCACCTTTCTTTGCGTCTGCTCCTCCGGCATCTCCTGCAAGACTTTTCGTCTTATCAGCTGCTGGACCCATTATCTTATCTTTTAAGCCTCCAGCTCCTCCTTTAAATCCTCCTGTTAAATTATCTTTAAGGCCTCCTAAAGCGGATTTTAATCCTCCACTTTTAAATAAACTTGTTATACCTGTTAGAGCTTTTGCTCCTAACTGGTACATTGATCCAAAAGCTTTCCCTACTCCCGATACTGCTACTCCTAAGAAATTAGCTGCTACTACTGCTAGAAGTATTGCTTTTCCTATAGGGTTTCCTACTACCATTGCAATAAGCTTTGCTACAGGTGTTATTACAAACATCAATGCATCTACTAAATTAACAACTACATCCAAGACTGGGGCAAATGCTTCTGCTAATTTTTGCATACCTACTTGCATCTTTTCTTGAACATCCATTGCTTTTGACTGCTCTAAAGTAACTCCTCTTGCTTTTGCTATTTGCTCGTCAGTCATGTTCTTCATTGCTTCTTGCGTTAGTACGCTTTTAGCAAGTTGATCTCTGGACATTCCTAATGCTTTAGCTAAACTTTCTTGTTCAAGACGGTTCATACCAGCGTACTCTGCTGCTGATGCTCCGTTCTTCTTTAGTTCATTAGCTACTCCTTCTAGGTCGTTATTCAATGCAAGTTCTCTTGCTTTAGATAGGTTTAAGTTTTTCCCGGTAAGTAATTGTGCTTCTAATTCTGCAGATATAGAATCTTCAAAATTAAGAAAGCTTCCTGCAATTTCATCTACTTCGCTTAGACTTAATCCTAATCCTCTTGCCGCTACTGCTGCAGCTCCTATCTTCTTCTCACTATTTCCTAAAGAAGCTGTTATACTATCTGAAGCACCTAGTACATCCTGTAACACTACTCCGTGCGCTATTCCTGCTCGATTTGCTCCATTATACGCATTTACTGTATCGTAAATTCCTTGTCCTACTTGATCTGCAGACTTTCCGGTAGTCTTCATTAAGATTCCCATTCTACCTGCTTGTTCGGCTGAAAGTCCTAATAAATTTTTAGCTTCTGCTAATTGTGCTATTTGATCTGGTGCAAATACTAGAGTTGCGGATACTCCTAACTGTTTTGTTAGTTCTGCTGCGGTTTGTAAAAATTGTGCTGATGTTGCTAATCTATCATTAACTCCTGCAATAGATGTTTCGTATTGACCTGTTAACTGTTGTACTTCTACAGATGCTTTATTTACTCGGAAGAATCCGTCTAATATTGCTGTAATTATTGTTAATGGATCTAAAAGAGCTTTTCCAAAGCCGGAAGCTAAGGGACCTAAGCCTTTCATCATGATAGCGGTCTTACTTATATGCTCTCCATTTCTTGCTGCTGCTTCTGCAGCCTCTTGCATTGCTTTCTTAGATTCTTCTATAGAGTCTTTGAATATTCCTGAGTTCATTCCCAGTTTACTCATTATCCCATCTATACCACCTATGATTGCTCCACTAACTCCTAATGAGTTACTTACTTGCTTTTCAAATGCCAGTCTTTTTTTATACTGATCTTCTACCTCTGCTGTAAGTGATTTTTCAATTTCAAAATGATCAGCTGCTGCTCGTAAGATTGCCTCTTCCTGTATTGATAACTTATCTAGGTACTTTAACCTTTCTATAGTTTCTGCAGTTATTTTTCCTTCAAACCCTAAACCTATCTTTTGTCTAGCTAGTCTTTCAGCTTGGTACTGTAACTCCTTTATATGGTTTTGGTTTTTTGATCTAAGTTTGTCTAACTCTTCAGAAGTCAGATTACTTATCCCCATAGAAGTGTCCTGAAGGTTCCTTGCAATACTATCCATTTTTCTATACTCTGCTGCTGATTCAGCTTGTATAGTTCTCTGTTTAGAAAGTTCCCCTGTTATGGACTTAAGAATGTCTCTTAATTCCCCGGCATTTTTATTTTCGTATTGATCTGACATTCAATAAAGATTTTAATATAAATAGCTAAAGCTTCTATTATCTAGAAGCTTTTGTACTATAATCCGGTGCTTTTATATGTCCGTTTTGCAATACCGATGCCTTACCGGATTGCTGCTGCTGTTCCTTATTCTGTTTTTGATAATGTTCTACCATAGTTCTATGAATATACTTTCTTAACCATATCGGAAACTCGTATACTGTATCGAAAGAGTACCCTCCTTGTCCGTTAAAAACTATGTCATGTAGTTGAGCAAATAACCCGGCTCTATATTCCGGCGTCAGGCCAAAGAAAGCTAACCCCAATTGGGATATCTACCCCTCCTTCAGGTCCATCTTCTGGGAAGAATTTTAAGTCAACATCCGGTTGTACCTGTCTAATGTGTTCTCTAAATGCTCTAGAGTCTCTTGCTAATAAGTAATTATCGACAAAATCTCTAATTGCTTTAGGTGTTGAATCTCCTTCTACAGAAGTAATTATTCTTTTCAATCTTGTAGATAATTCCGGAGAAGCATCTTTTGTTAATTTTTTTAATCCTTTTACTTCTTGATCGATAAATTGCTCATCTGCGTGAGTAAGTAATTTGAAAGTAACATTGGTACTTGAAGATGGCATTATATATGCAAATTCATTTTTACCTCCCTTAAGAGCATCGTAATTAATTTCTTTAGTTTTTAATTCTGCAAGATCAACTACTTCTTTTCGTCCTTTGTATTCAAATTCATAATCTTTACCGTACCCTAATACCCTAGAAGCAACTAGAATTGCATTCTTATCTCCTAATAAAAGATCTCCGTAGTTGATTGGAGTTACAATAAGAGATTGTAGTAATTTATCAATAACTACTCCTTGTTGTATGTAGTTTTGATTTGTTAGAATATCTTCCTCACGAGCTGTCATGTATTTCATCTCGATTTTACCTTCTGCTAATGCAGAATCTTTAGGATAGAGTAACCCTCTTGATGGTAATTCTACCATTTCGGTAGGAAATTTTTGCTTTTGTTCCATAAATTTTATTTGTTAGTAACTTTTTCTATATATAAATATATGAAAAAAACTTTTTTAAAACAACAAAGCCCGGCTACTGCCAGGCTTGTTAATTTTATTTGAGTGGTTATTAGTAATTTAATACACAATAATCCATTGCAATTGAAATTCCTATCTCTACTACTCCGTCAGCAGAAGTCCAGTCAAATTGTCCAAAATCTCCTTTTGTTAAGAAAGCTCCTTTGATAATCCATTCCCCTACGATATCTCCTACAGGACCTAGAATGTTTAAAGTTAAATCTTTCTTATAGAAATCTGAATATCCAGCTCTACCTGTTACTGATTCATATCCTAAACGAGCCCATTCCATTACTGCTTGAGCCCCTGAAGGTGTGATTGGTGAGTATAAAGTCATATCCATATCCTGCCACTCTCTTTTTCCTCTTATTTTTCTGTAAGAGTTAATGTGATCAAGTTTGATCATAGAATCTTGAAAGTTAGGAGCTTTCACGTTTTTAATCATGAATGCTGGGATATTGTCTATGTACATTACGAACCTGTGCTGAACCATTGGTTCGAAGGCTCTGAACATTATTTCGTTTGGATCTAATACTGCCATTTTATTGTTTACTTATTTAATTATAAATATCTGTGTTTCTAAATATTATACAAACGTTGCTCCTGTTGGTTCAATTGTGAAGTCTAATACTACGAATTCAATTGTTTTAGCTGGTTGAATGTAGATTTGTCCTACTAATTGATTTCTATCAACTACATCTGCTGAGTTGTTAGATTCGTCCATTACTACTCTGTATGCATAAAGACCTTGTCTTTGTACTACTGATTCTAAGTAAGGATTAACCGTCGCTAAGAATTTATTTCTTGTTGCAATAGTATTTTGTTCGAATACTAAGTTTTTAGCTTGGTCACCAATGAACTTCTTAAGTTCTATTAACAAACGTCTAACGTTTACTCTATCTAAAGCTGAAGCTTTTGTTTGTAATGTTTTTTGTCCGAATACTGATATACCTGTTCCTGGGAAAGAAGCAATTGGATTTACTTTTCCTGAGTATAAAGTATCTCTTTCTCCTTTTGTTAATCTTCTTTGTGCTTGAATTACTCCTGGAATACCTCCTCTTACAAGTCCTGCTGGTGCAAACCATGGTGCTGAAGCTGCATCTGTGAATGTATAAACTCCTGGTATTACAACTGAAGCTGGTATCCATTCATTCTTACCTGTAGCTGATTTAGTTTGTAACCAAGGCCAGTAAGATGCTGCGTAAGAACTATTTAATACTGCTGCTTCATCTGTTACTTGAGAAAGTGTAGATTCATATCCTACTAAGTCTACTACTGCAATACAATCTCCTCTATTTTCTGCTAAAGAGATAAGTGCGTCTGTTACTGTTGAGTGATCTGCTGTAGTTACTCCTGGTGCTGTTATTACATTGAATTGATAATCATCTCTATTCTCTAATAATGCAATTGCATCTGTATAATCTCCTGCTATTAATCCCTGTGTTTGAGCGTCTATGTTTTTAAAGAAGTTAGCTCCTGCTATAATTGTACCTCCTGCACTATGAAATGCTCCAGAAACTGCTTGCGGTAAAGATGCTGAGTAAGAAAGTCCTGCTGCATCTGCATTAACTGATACTCCGTCGTTTCCTAGGTAGTTAATTGTAGGTAAATTTACTGCACTTACTCTAATAAAGTTTGATCTATTTGGATAATCTCCTACTAGTCTTAAAAATGTTGAACTTCCGTCTGTACCAATTGTTGTATATTGACTACCGATTCTTTTCTCGATATAATCATCTGAAGCTGGATCTAATGAAAGGTTGTTAAACGTTTCTAAGATTACTTTAGTATTTGTACTATCGTCTCCTCTTCTTATTGATAATGTAAAAGTACCTCTAGAGTTATTTACATTTGTGATTTCCCATCTTAAGTTATCTTCTGAACCTGATACTAAAGATCCGTCAGAGTTTTGAGCTCCTGCATCTGTTGCTAGAGGAGAGTTGTTGTAAATAGCTCCTTTACCTATTGTATTAATTGAGAATGGGAAAGAAGAAGCTGCTGCGTCTGTACCTCCTGCTATTGTGAATAAGCTTGATGATACGGTAGAGTCTGTAATAGATCCTGTAAAGAATGTAATTCCATTTCTTAAAGTACCAGCTACTGATCCGCTTAAAAGTAAATTTGCTCCTGATCCTGTTGCTTGTAATACTCCTGGGATTGCATTGTTAATTTCTGCTGCTAAGCTAGTTACTGTTGCTGCAATTGTTGAACCTGATTGGAAGAAGTATACATTACCTGTTCCACTATCTGCTGGAAGTGGGGTACCTGCTGGAATAAATCTATAAGCTGCTGTTCCGTACTGTACTTTAAACTCTTGATTGACTGCAATGTCATTTGTTAAAGTTCCTGATCCAGTTGCTCTATTTACTCCTGTTACTTTGTTAGAAGCAATGTTTGTACTTTGTGCTTCTGAGTAATCAGGGCCAATGTGGTCTACGACTCTAGTGATTAAGGCTGTATTACCTCCTTGAGAGAAGTAATTCTTAACGGCTAATGAAGTTAAATATTCGAATTTGTCTGAACCTGAGGCGAAAGTTACTCCGAACTTTCTTACATAATCATTATAAGAAGTTACTACTGTAGGCATTTCTACAGGCCCTTTAACTGTTGGTCCAATAAATGCTGCTCCTACCGCTACCGGTGCTGGTTGTATAAAAGAAAGGTCGTTTTCTCTTGTAAATACTCCTGGAGAGATAATTGATTCTGCCATGTTTATTTAATTTGTTTTAATTTATTATAAATATCTTGGGATTTCGATAACCATCTTATATGATTAGAGGTTCTATATTCTCTAATAAATAGGAAAGGAGAGTCAAAACCCTCCTTATATTCCTCTTACTTTTTACAGTAATTATTCTGCTACTTCTACTTCTTCTACTAGAGGTGTGAATTCTCCTTTTTCAAGATCAATTGAACCTTTTCCGTAAGCAGTTTCTAATGCTTCAGCCAATGCTTTTTCTTCTTGTTTTAATTCTTCTAAAAAAGCAAGTACACTTTCTCTTCTACTCTTTAGATTTAATTTTAATAATTCAATCTGACCTAATTCTTGTACAACTGCTTGGCTTTTTTGTTTTACTGCTTCAATTTGTTGTAACTCTTCTTGTGTTAATTTTTTGTTTTCCATGAAACTTATTTTTATGTTAATCGATTAATACTATAATATAGTAATTTATTCTTGAGTATCCAACACTACTTCTTCTCCTACTACTCCCTCTACAACTGGTGCGCTATATAAAGG